TTTCACATACATTTTGTTTATATATACTTTTAGTATTAAAGCTTAATACTACTGTAAGAAAAACTATTGATAATAATACTTTTAAAGGGTTTGTCATTGTTTCTTAGCCTTAATAACATCTATAACTTTCTTAACACCAAATGAGGCAGCTACAACAACACTAAGTAGATACCAGTACTCATCAGGTACGTCTTCATCAAGCACTTTAAATGCTTGTTTGAATCTTATAATCATTTCATCTGCTTCAAAGACAACAGCTAAGAACATAGATACAAAGGGTAGAGTTAATATAATTGTAAGGTACTCATCCTTCCAAGAGTTGTCACTATTACGAGCCTGTATCTCATCCCAGTTACCATCCTGTTTGATCTGAGTTATCTTACGATCATGTATGGCTTTCTTTTCTTCAGCTTTATTATTTAGATAGGTCTTGCCAATACCTAAAACACCATTGACAATAGGACCTAATAAAGGTAGCATTATAATCTCCTATTTCTTTTTCCAACTTATACGTTTTGGACCTTTCTTCTTTCTAGAAGCAGAGGTACATTGAGCTTTTGTAGGTCTACAAGCAGGGTAAGGACGTTTAGATTTAGTTGCAGACTTACGCCCACAGGGTTTACCTGTTTTGCAATCTATCCAGCCTTTACCTTTATTACGAGAGAACCACTTTTTTAAGCTATCGCTTTTTCTTTTTGCTGCCACTTTTATTTCCCCAGTTTTTTGCACCTACTTTACGACACTTTACTAGAGCACCTGATGCATAGGCAGAAGGCCATTTAGTATAACGTGATTTAACTTTATGATAACAAGCATCTTTTTTAGTTTTAGATTTCTTAGCTGCCATTGTTACTTCCTTGATTTTTTACCAGCACACTTCCATCTCTTACGAGACAAGCGTAGTGGTGAGTTAGGATCTCTAGCAGCTTTAGGGTGCTTCTTCATTTGACCAGCAGATCTGGCACAGTACGCATCACCCTTACTAGTACCCGGACGTACTCTTGGACCACCGCCTTTGGCTTTACCAGCCTGTCCATAGCTAACACGCTTACCACTAGCTGTTACTTTAACCTTTGCTTTTCCTTTTCTAGGCTTTGCCATTGTTACTTCCTTATTGTAGTGAGAATGCTATTAAAATTGTTAGCCATAAGCTAAGTCCCTCCCAGCTGTTATCAATACCAAAGGGTAAGGTTGTTCTCCATTCTCCATGTGTATAATAGCTTCTACTAAAAGAATATAGTCTTCTTGATCTAAAACTTCTGAACGATCTTTTCCTACTTTAGATGATACAAAGTCTATATAAGATTCTGTGTCGTTTTCAATAGGTGGTGCCCATCTGTTTATAATTCCTTCTATGGTATTAAGATTATATTTATTATCGTATGTCTTAAGAATTTTAAACATAGCTCTGATACCATACTCAGGTGTAGAAAACTGAGAAAATTCTTCGTCTTTAGATTGGTCTTCGTCTAGACCATCCCAATCTATACCATGTCTGATGTTTCCGGGATTGTTATTTCTTATTCCTCTACTCATTTTTTTTAAACTTTCTCTACTTATTATCTTAAACGATCTAATTGTCCAGCATTTTTAGAACCACTTAATAACTTTGCAGTAGCAAACACAGTACTAACCTCATCATTTAATAAAGCTTTTTCAAGATCTTCAACAGTATACCCTTTTGTAGTATCTAAACCATTTCTCTTTAAAACTACTTGAGCTTTACTATTTGGTTTATTAATTAAACTAGAGTTATCTATTAAAGACTGTGCTGTTTTAGGTTCAACTTGATGTATGCCTCTGGCAGGACCACCTTCACGTTGTACTTTTTCTGTACCACCAAGACTTTCAGCAACAGCTATTTGAATCATATGTTCTGTTAATATATTAACATCAGTCTTTTCATCTCCTGTAAAAACTTCAGCTACTACAGATTTAATAGTTTCTAATACATCTTTAGGCATTATATCTCTATTTTTACGTACCTGTTTAACAAAGTTTGCTTTTTTATTTTTATCATCTTCACCTTGATAAGCAACTCCCCATAAAGCTGCTACTTCTTTTGGATCTATTTCTACAGAAGCATTATCAGGCTCTGTTACAGGAGGTGTAGCGTCAGCTACAGTAGCATTACTTAAGGGGGGTGTAGCTTCTTCTACTGTACTACTATCTCTTCCGGGAATCCTTAACTTAAAAGACTCCATTGGTGTGTAAAGAGCGTTCCAATTAGCTTCACCTATCTGAACCCAAGGACCGTTATCTTCCCAACTAATAGGTCCTTCATCATTTGTAAATGTTCCAAATAAAGGTCTTGATTCTGTTTTACTTTCTAATGCAGTTTGATGTATTTGACTATAGGTTTTAGCACCTAGTGATTTTCTTATTGTAGAAGGACTTTCTTTTCCCCCTGTAGCATTACTAAAATTTATTGCTCCATCAACTAAAGAATTAATATCTTCTGTTAGCTTTAAAGCTTTACGTCCTGAACTAGTTAGTTGTATTGTACTTTTCCCTGCTGTAGCAGCTTCTATACCTAAAGACATTGCTTGTCGATAATTTAAAGTATCAGTTTCTTCTTCTAAAGAAGGTGTATAACCAGTAGACTGAGGTTTTTCAACAACTTTAAGAATACCATTATCACTAGTAATAGATATTCTATTATTATCATTTACTTCTATGTCTGATAAATCTTTCATAGCTTTAGTAACAGCAATAATTGTATTTTTTTGTAGTTTTTCTTTTAAGATTGCAGCCATTGCTGGTTTACGTTTTTGATACTCATTAAATCTTTCTTGAACTTTTGCACTATTTAATTTTTTTACTATTCCTTTATGGTTATCCCAGTTTTTAGTAACTACATCATTATCTAAAATATTTATAGATGCATTAGCTATCATATCATTTTTCTTTTCTTGATTAGGTAAACTATAGTTAGGAGAATTAGGTTCATCTGCATCAGTATGTACTGAAATAGTTTGTATTATAGTATTAGCAGCTGCTGCATGTGTAGAAGTATTAGTATTAGTATTGGTGCTAAGTGTAGATGGATCTTTAGTTACTTCCTCTTCTGCTTTGCCAAAAAGAAAACTCCCCGTTCCCGGAGGTCTATTGATTCCATCTACTAAATCCATTATAGTTTTTTCTAGATTGTCAAGATTTCCCCCTTTCATTATTAAATATCTAGCAAAACCTTCTGAACCAAATGCTTCCGTCATTGCCATCATTCTTCTAATTTCTTTACTCTGAAATAAACTCATTTTAAAAGCAGCTGTAGAAGCCTTTTCAAAATTAGTAATATTTTTTGAAATTTTAGCAAGTGCTCCTGAAGTAGAAAGATCATCTATTTTAAGTATTTTCATCCACTCATCAGCGTCTTCTTTAACCCCTCTTAAAAGCAGTTCTCTTTCAGCATTAGAAAGGTTTGGAAACTGTGCTTCAAGCCTTGCTTCCATATTTACAATACTATCAGAAAAATTTCCATAAGCTAGTAAAAGAGCATCTTTATTTAAAGGATCTACTCTTCTTAAAGCATTAAAACTTTTTTCTACTTGTAAGTGTATAAACTTATCTACATGTTGTTTAGCTTCTCTAATTACTGGTAACATCTCACTTCTAATAAGACCTGTACTAGTAGAACTAGTTGATCCTTTACTATTAAGGTCTGAAGTAATGAAACCAAGTTGTGCAAACACAGCTCCTTTTGCAACTGTGGCTTCTTTATCTACATTACCTTTGTCATCTACAACAGGAGTTATTTGTGTTATAGTGTTTTGATACTGTGCTTCTAAATTTGCTGCAGCTTTTATTTCTGCTCTTTCATTAGCTTTTGCTAACTCATCAGCAGTATTACCATATACTGCAGAAATAACTTTACTAGCTCTTTGACTAGGGTTATTCTGTCTAAGTAGACGTTGATCACTTATCTGTCTAAGACGAAGTAACTGAGCTTTTGACGTATTAGCAGGTATTACTCTACCATCTTTTTGATACCTTGCTCTAATATCTTTTTCAAAATCTGGATCAGATACAGAATCTATAACAGCTTCTTCTTGAAGAGCTTTAGCTTCATTAAAAGCATTAAGCTCATTAGCTTCACCTACTAACGTAGCAGTATTTCCTAAAACATTACCTAGATCAGATGCTAATGTACCTGCAGTTTTATCTACACTTGTGTTAGTATAAGTTGAAATCTGTTGAGCAGCTCTATCGCTTACTTCACCAATCTTTGCTGTTAAAGCAGCCATATCAATCTCCTAATCCTATAATACTTTTTAACGATGCAGCTGGTTTACCTAATGCTTCAAAAGCATCAGGACCAGCTATTTGTAGGAATTGTCTAAAAAGCTCTCCATTTTTATTTTTTTGAACTTTACTAATTACTCTTTGCATAATTTTTACTCTTTCTTCAGGGTCATCTATTGTATTAAGAATAATATTTTTATCAAAATCAAACTGACCTAAATCGTTATCTTGTACAGCTTTTCTCATAGATCTAACTAATGTATCTACATGATTACTGTGTAATTTACTTTCCTTTATAATTAATTCTTGTATAGCTCTAGTATCTTGTGTTATTGAAGGATCAAATCCAAATATAATACCAACAGCTTCCCAATTACTAAGACCTTCAGCTTTAGGACTACGTAATCTATCATAATAAATACCTGATTTCATAGCCATATACGCACGTTCTGCTCTTGAATAGGAAGAAATATTTGTACGAAAGAAATTACCAAATGATTCAGCAGCCATGTTAAAACCATATTTAGTAGTAATGTTAGAACCTACAGCTGATAAAGTAGTAAAGATATTAACAATACCTTGTATGTTTTCAGAGGTTGTAGAAAGAGGAGCAGACTCAACAGTAAGAAGTTTATCCCAATTTTTTATATTTGCTATATTAAAAATAACCTGACCCCAACCAGAAGTAGTAAGACCTAATCCTGTACGGTAATGTGTGTTAACATCAAGACCTAAAGCTGTTAAAAAGATACCATCTATAAATCCTTTTTCAACAATTTTTAAAACATCTTCACTTATATCTTCACCAAATTGATTTTTATATTCTTCTCTTATATGATTTATCAAGCTAAACCCTGTACCTATACCAAGTGTACCACCTACACCATATAAACTTAATTGACCAATAGCTATTCTAATTGATTCTGCTTTTGTAAAATTCTTAGATCCACCTACCATTTCAGGAAGCCATGACTCCATGTTACGAGCTTGGTATCCCCAAAACTGAGTAATTGTACCACTAATACCACGTTGCCAAGCAGCTTGATCTACTCTGTTCATACTTAATGCAAGAGTTTCACCTCTGGTACGTATACTATCTATAACATCATCAGTAATTTTAGCTGTTTTATTTTTTGATTTCCATTCAAGATAAGCTGTAGTAGTTGCTGTTATTTTATTAAATCTTTCTGATTCTAAAAATGGAACAGTTCCAAATTCTATAAGTTTAGAAGCTATGTTTCCAGAAGAAAAACCTTTAGCTAAATCCTGTTCAGCCAAAGTACCTGCACCTAATCTCCATGATGCTGATCTGTTTACAACATCAAAAGCTTCTTTAACTATTTTACTATTTATTCCCGGAAGAACACGTATTACAGAACTAGCAATTTTACCAAGAGTAGTTGGATTATCAGAAAACAACATCATTCTAAGATAAGGAGTTAGAGCTGCTGCTCTAGGACCATGTACAGGAGAAGCTGTTGCTATAAGTACACTAGTTTGAAGTTGAGTAAAAGGTTGAGCTAAGTTAAACATACCTAGTTTTTCTTGGTAAGTCACCCATCTGGCAAAAGTAATAGGATCTGCTTTATTAATATTTTTTATAACACGTTCACGCACACCTAACTTAGGAAGAACAGCATCCATAGTAGTAGATATGATTCCTCTTATTGTTTCTTCACCAACTGTAGGAGTATTAAGAATACGTTTATAATGCTCTTGCATTACTTTAGCTTGTTTAATTAAAGTTGATGCTCCTTTACTTGAAATGTATTCAGGGTTTTCAAAATGTTGTTTAGGTGTTTTATCTCCTTTTAATACACCTTTAAAAGTTTCATAAAACTTTGCAATTTGTTTATCTTTCCATGTTTGAACTGTCATGTTTCTAACAGCCCTAGTAAGAGACATTGAAGCAGACTCAATAGGATTGATAACAGGAGCAGCTTCACCTGTAAAATCATTTAGTCTTTTACCACGCCTAGACTGTTTAGATCCTCTGGTTCTAAGCATCCTTTGCATAGAATTACCCATTTTAAGATCTTCAGCAAGTGCAGTAGCTTTTCCTTCGTTAATTAATTTATTAACAGATGCTAAATCATCTCCATCTTGTACTACTTCAAAAGGCATATCAAGATTTTTAGATCCTACAAAATCTATATAAGATTTAATAGTATTAAAACGTCCTGCTGTTGCTAAAGACATTTGTTTATTTGTACCAGAAGCAAGAGCTATTTTTCTACCTGCTTCCATTTCTTCAGCATACTTAAGAGATTCTGCTTTAGTAGCTACACCATAAGTTTTAGGAGCAAGCATAATTCTTACACCTTCACCAGTAGCTGGATTGTAACCGGGACCATTTCTTAATCTTCCTTGCTTTACATAAAAGCCTTCTTGATAATGTAAACGTCCACCCGGAAGGTACTCAATTTGTTTAGGATTAAGTCCTTTTATTTGTAAGTCTTGTGCTTTAGCAATAATAAATTGAATAGGATTTGTAGATGACATATCTCTTGCACCTTCAAGAGCTACTATTTTATATCCATTTTTCTGTAATTTTGTTAACTCTTCAGAAGATAAATCATTTACATACTTACCTGTAGAACCATTAAAAATAGATTTATTAGAAGGATCTACTATTTGTTCTATAACTCTACCGTTAAACTCTCCTATTTCTTTAGACAAAGAAAATTCACTTTTTAACTCAACACTTCTAAATCCTTGTCTTTCTAACCTACCATATCTTAAACCATTATCTACAAAGTATTCAACATCATCCATTCTACGAAGAGCATGATACGCAGAAATTTGTTTATCATTTAGTTTATAATTATTTTTAAGATCATTAAAAGAAAACCATTTTTGTTCATTACGTCCTAATTCCATAACTTCAGACAAATGTATCTTTTCATTTTTATTTAACTTATTAATTTTTTTAACAAGTTGAGCACCTATAAAAGTAGTTTGTTCTCTTGTTGCTAAAGTTAAATGAGCAGCTTTCTGAGTAGCTTTATCTACTAATTGATTAGTACTAACTCCCCAACGTCTTATACCACCAGCTGCAATTGTATCTTTTAAATCATATGCTAAAACAAAATCACCATGATTCTGTAATCTTCTGTCTACTTTAAAAAACCAAGTACCATTTTCTTCAAAAGGAACTATAGATGCATCAGGTATCTTCATTCTTTTTGCAGTAGCCATAGCTGCTTCTGAAGTAGGAAATCCTTTGTTGCCTTCAGCACCATAAGAAATTCTGTATAGTGGGTTACCTACAATATCACTAGTAATTTCTTCAGTCTTCATTACTACACCTATATCTGCAGGTGTTTTTTTAGTAGCATAGTATACGTCTTCAACTAAATTTTCTCCAGCTTGAATTATAGCTTCAGCTTGTTGCTTAGCATCTAAGTATCTATTTTTAGGAGCGTTTGTAAACAACTCAACTAAACGTTCAGTATCTTCAACTTCTGATTTAAGTCTTCCACTTAACCCTACAGATAATTCAGGATCAACTAATAGTTGTGAATCTACAGTTAAATCAGCAGCTTCAGAAGCAGCTTTAGAATTTTTACTTATTTCCCCAGCTTCAATACCTTCTTCTATAGCTTTTACTTGTTCTACAGCATCCTTTCTATTTCCTACTTTAGCACTAACAGTAGCTAATTTTCCTTTATTTAAAAGATCTACAACTCTACCTACTTTTAAGTATTTACTTAGAAATGTTGCAAGAGGTTTACCAACTATAGTTGCTTCCATAACTGCTATAGAGTTTTCCGCAAACACATCAAATTCATTTAAGTCAGCCATATATGACCAGAAAATTAAAGCGTTAATATCATCATCACGATCATCAAAAAGTTTATTAATTTCTTTAGCAGCTTCTGATTTTTCTGATAAAGACATTGAATCCCATGTTGCTTTTTGTTCTTTTAAATCATTACCAACTAACCAAGGATTTATTTTTGTTTTTAAATTTTGAGAGTGGTATAGTGAATTAAATCCGGGAATAAGTATTTTTAAACCATCTGTAAAAGTATCAAGATCTAATCCAACTTTATCTAAACGGTTTTGTATTTGTTTATTAGTAAACATTGATCCTTCAAAAAAATCTTGTACTGCATCGTCCCAAGAATTTTCTGTTGTCATTTGATCAACAGCTATAGATGCTCTGTCTGAATCTTTAAATCCACCAGAAATTATTTGTTCTGAAGCTTGTTGTTCAATAACTGTATCTTTAAGTTTATCTTTATCAATAGAAACATTGAAATCTATATAATCTTTTGCTTCTTCTTTTTCACCTCTATTTATAGCATCCATAGATAGTATATTAGAATTTTCGGCAATCTGTAATAATTTTAATTGAGCAATTTGTTCTTTAACTAAGTCATCATCACCATAAGAATAAATATCAAGATAGTTTTGAAACTTATCTTCAGTAGTTCTAGGATATGGATCGTAATCTTTTAAAGAGTCAGCAGCCATAGTAGCTAAAGTAGCTTTAGGTGCTGCTTTTTCTTTAGAAATTTGTGGTTCTAAAGTAAGATCTATCTGAGCTTCTTCTTGTTCAGAATCTATATTTAAATTAATTACTTGATTCATGAGAAAAGATCCACTATGTCACTTCTATTCTTAAAAATAGTATTACTAAGAGTTCCAATACCTGCAAATAATGCAGCTTCAGAACCTGCAGTAGCTGCTCTGGATTGAAAACCAGCAGATTGTGCTCTAAATATAGAACCTTGTTGGGCAAAAGCAGCAGATTGATCTAAAAAACTAATATTAGAACCTGCCTGAGTAAGAATACTACCAAATCCACCTCTAACAGAACCTGCTGCTCCTTGAGCAATAGATCTAGAAACTGCTGTGGCTCTGGCTATACGAGCCTGACGCATAGTTTCTCTTTTTTGTCTCATTAAACGAAGATTATTTTGTTTACGTTGCTCTTGAGCAGCTCTATTCTGAGCCTCTGCAGCTCTGTTAAGAAAAGATTGTTGTTTTTTTCCTGCTCTATAAGTCATAAAAGCTGAAGCAGCAGTTGTGGCTAAAGAAAGAGCACCTAAAGCACCTGATGCAGAAGAAAATATAGTAGCTAAAGAACCAAACATAGCAACTCCTTAAGGCTGAGTAGTGGTTGAGTAAACCACAGCCCAACCAAACAAATTAAAATCTTTACCTGACTCACTAGAAAATCTAAGATGTAGGCTCTGACCACCACCTCTTACTTTATTGCGAGTAACAACAACAGGAAATCCATCATCAAAATCTAAATTACCATTAGCTGTATCGTTATACGTACCATGTCCTCTTCTATATATTTGTTGAGTTCTTCCAAATCTAGATGAATTAGAGTTATCTGCAAACTGCCATCTGGCTTGCATAAAGCATGACGAATCATTTTGAACTGTGAAGCCTCCTGATCCATCACTTACATAACCTGTCTCAGTTCTTTTAGAGTACACATAGATATACGGAGATTGTTTTTTATTCATTACATCTCCTTCAACCAGATACCCTGTGTCAAAGAAAGATGTATAATCAACTCCTGTTGAGTCTTTACTTATCCAATCTTTATAATTATTATTATTAAATAATGAATATGTCCATTCAGAATTTGTACTTACTGGTACAGGAGTAAAGAACTTGGTTTGTATTTCTCCAGCTGCTACGTTAGTAACATCAGCTACTACAACTTCACTATCTGACTGCCTTATAACAGTACTGCCTGATGAAGCCTGAATAACATTTTCAGTTGATGTTACTGTTGTTAATGCAGGAAGAGAAAAAATACCAGCTACATAAGGACTATTGCTAGTAAGAGTTCCAATTTTATGTAAGTATATTGCTCCTGTATTTACATTAAGAACAAGAACATTGTTAAATTTAAAACGATAATTTGTTGTAGCTCCATCTGAATATACCCATGTTACTGTATTTTGAGCAGCATCATACGCTCCTTGACAATATAGTTTAGCAACAGAGTCTATATCATTATAAGTTTTTTGAATAGTATTTTTAGTTAAAGATCTAGCTTCAATACGATCAGTAACTTCATTACGTCCAATAGTATAGATACCCTCAGCAGACCACCACATAGGTACGCCTTCAACATCTACAACACTACGAGGACCTATCAAACCAACAGAGGTAATATTAGATACTGCGTAGTCAGTAGCAGAAAAACCTTGACCAGCAGATCCTGTTATTTCCCATACACCATTATCACCAAAAACAATTAAAGAAGAACCTGTTGCTTTTAAAGCCAGACAGTTACCCATTTCAGGAATAACAATTACTCCTCCATCAGTATCTATCAGATCAGAAATATCTTCTGAAGTAGGATCAGCTTCTTGATAACACTTTCCAATCTTAGTTTCATCTTCAATAATTTGAGAAAAGAATATATGACTAGATAAATCTGACTGTGTAGGTCCACCAAAGAAAGCTCTACCTGCAAAGAATTGTACAGCCTGTGGTCTATTTGTCACAGTAACTGATGCTATACCACTTAAACCTGATACAGAATCATAATCCTTATTAAAAGGATCAAATACAAAATGTCCTCTGGGAGCTAAAGTATTACCTGTAAAGAACTTTGTCAGAAGAGTAGAGTCTAAATCTCCTGATGTATTTTTTGCAGTCCACCATTGTTTATTATTTGCAGGGTATTTACTAACAGCACTAAAATAAGTAGTGACAGGATCAGCTATAGATGCCCCCGGACTTATCCATCCTTGGTTTTTCAGATTGTATGAATGGGCTGTAGACAAAGATGTAGGTTCTTCATCAATAGCCAGACTATCATCAAGACCATCAAAGTCTCTAATCTGTATACCAATTTCAGTATTAGTTATAGAGTCGCCAGAAGAACTATAAGAAACATAAAAAGGTTTAATCTTTTTACCTGTCACATACAAAAACCCTTTTCCTGAATCTACTGAAACAAGATCAGAGCCTATGTCTGTAGCTGCAGGTGCTGCAAAACTAGCAAGATTAGTAGTAAATGATTTTAATCCACTACTTAAAGAACTACCTGACATATCTACATAGTATAAAAGAGTATCTACTTGTATAACTAAATAGTTTAAGTTACCATCACCAGCAACATTAGTCCACTTAGATACTCCTACACCTTTAGTTTGCCATGTAGCTTCTGCAGTAGTCTTTGAAGTAAGAGTAGCACTAGCTTCATAGTCTACACCTAAGCGTCTTTTAATATTTCCTTCTCTTTCAAATATACAATTAAGCGTATCCAAAACAGTATTTGCTGGATAGTTTAAAGGTGTGGCCTCTGTCATAAGGCCAGCTACAAAAGTAGAATATGTTTTAGCTGCTGAGGTTCTCGCCAACTTCTTTTACTTCCTGTTTTTTTCTCGCTTTAGTTGCTGTAGCTTTTGTGTATGCTTCAGATTTTATTTTAGCTGGTTCGCCTTTAGGACGAATTGGAGCAATAGTTTTTATATAATTTTCTATATCTGTAACAGCTTTACTAATACTTGTATATGATCCTTTAAGAACATCTGGTAACTCTCCTCCTTCTTTATATTTTAATGTATAAAAACCAAAGGGTCCTCCTAGTTCCATTGTGAGAGTATTACCTCTAGGTGTCAAAAATTCCGGTAACGACTCTATATCCTGCTGTTGGTCTTCCATAATCTGGTCCTTTCCTATGGGTTGCTGCTGTTACGCTGGCCCGGTCATTGGCCCATCGTGTCCATTGGCGTCTTGCGTATTGTTCTGCCTTTGGATTACTACTTTGTTTAATCTCTACAAAAGCTAAAGACTTTGCTTCATTAAGTAGAAGAGGAAATAAGTTAGCATCTAAATCAGGAACAAAAGAATCTGACATAGTAAAGACAGGCTCTTTAGTTCCTCTTACTAAAAATTTAGATTGTTGTAAAGTAGAGTCTACACCATTATCAAACGAATCAAATATTAAAAATTCATCATCAAAAGAAGTATAAAACTCTGGTTTTTTATCATTAATTATAAATAAATTACCACCTGTGATAGCCACAGTTTGAACATTACTATCTGTAGAATTTCTGCTAAGTACTGAATTAAGAAATGTATCAGGATCTCTATAGGGTATATCCGTATACTGTATTCTTGTTTCTCCTGAAGCTATTGTATTATACTTGACAGTAGTAATAGTTCTTACTCCTGCAGGTATTTGCATATGAGAAGGTTTACTAGTATCACCCAATGCAGTTAACTGTATTATATCAGAATGTTCAGGAATGTCAAGGTTATTAATTAAATTAAAGTAAGCATCTTTAATTACAGTAGCTACTTGTTCAGACTCTATTGTTTCTGCATAAGAGTTTACAGAATCAGAATCCATACTGGATAGTATATGTTGAGTCATTTCTAATAGTGTTTGTTTAGGCATTAATAAATTCCTTTAAGCTATACAGAAGGATGCTTACCATTATGCATATTGTATATTTTATCTAAATTTTTATGTACAACTTTCATTTCAGTTTGTAATTCAGCTATTCTCATGTGCTGTTCTTTTAAATTAGCAGGGGACAGTATAGTTCCAAACACACTATTTTGATGTTTAACAACTGCTGAATCTGCTTCTGCTCTATCTAATCTAGCATTTAATTCATGTACTTCATTATTAATACTTTTAATATCTACAATAACTCTGGATAATTGAGACTTGACAACTGCAAAAGCTCCTGCTAAACTAGCCAATAATGTACCAAATTGTACTAGTTCTCTAATTCCAAATTCCATTAGCAGTTACCTTCTACACAACGATTAATCCATATAATATATCCGAATCCATAAGTGAATAGTATTACGAATATTATTTTAAAAATATCAATAATAACATTAAATATTTTATCAATAGTTTTATTTTGTTTTTCTTTTATTTTACGAGCAGCTTTTTTAGCTTCAAGCTTTTTAACTTTACGTTCTTCCAACAATTTTTCACGAGTGTTAAGAATTTCGTCCCAAGTTCCGTAACCAAATTTGTTATCGATTCTAATACCCAAGTTTTTAATTTGCCTATCAAGTTTCTTTTGCTCCAACACCATTGCAGCGACTGCTCCAACAGAAAGGGAATCTTCACTATCTTCTTTTGTAGTTTTTGTAAATAAAGCATGTAATTTACTCTTTGGTTTTTTAGGTTTCTTTTTAGCTACTTCAAGTTCACATTGTTTTTTAACGTGAAATAGTTTATCTAATCCTGTGTATAAAGAATTAATATCTTGTGCTGTATCTACTGCACCTTTTAATGCATTAATAGTTGTCTTTGCTAATGCAAATACGGCTAATGATTCTGCAACAACCATATTTTAACCTTTAGATAAAATCAATTTTCTAATATGTTTTTGTCCTAAATACAATTCTAATTCTGCTTTTGATTTTAAACATTCAAATCTAACATTACTGCCTGTTTTAATTTGTCTCATAGCAACTCGTTTGCCTTTTAGACATTGAGACATAGATGTTTGAATACGATGTTCTTTAATTTCGTTATTAACTATCATTAATAAAGCTATTACGGTTTCAATCATTTTAAATTCCGTTTTCTCTAACTTTATCTTTTAGCTTTTCAATATCTTTTAAAGCTTTTTCTAATTGTTTTTCAATGTGCGTCAGCATCACTTGATTGTGAATATTCTTATCCAGAAGTTCTTGATGTTTTTCTACTGTTTCATATAGATCTTCTAATAATAAAAACTGTTCCTTGTCTACAGTAGTTTGCTCTGAAGCCTTTAAAAGATCAGCGTTCATAAGCTCACGACTTGTTTCAAGAGAAGTAAGCCTAGCCGTAATCTCTGTATAAGCAAAAACACCCATAGCAACAGCAGCTATTATCCCAACTAAATTCCTAATGGGTAGGGCAACGGCTGTCTCTGAACTAACTTTCATAATTTACTCTAGTTTTGTCACCTTTTTACAGCTTTGCTTTCTCTGCCGCTATCAAATCACGATTATTTTGTAACCAAGTCTTGCCTTCATCCGTTAATATTGCTTCTGCTATTTTTTCTTGAGTTTCTAATTTTTCAAGTCTTTGTATCTCATCAAATATAGCTTCTTTATCGTTGGCAGATTTAGCAGTAGTTTCGTACATCTGAGATGGCACAAGTTTATAATCTCCAAGATCACACGGACGAACAGATCCAACTAGTGACTTTGTTCCATCAGGTAAATCAATGGAATTGGTTACGTTTGCGTGTTGGCTTACTATTGAGTTGTCTGATTTTTTTACAAGGTATTCCATGTTGTCTCCTATGATGGCCCAAATGCAGCACAGGTCATTGAGTCATAAGTTGTACTTCCCGAACTTGTCGCAGTTACAGTCACATCACCAGCATTTGCTGTGCCCATAGCTATAGAGTAATAACCAGTAGATTCTAATTGACCATCAAACTGTTCAGTAACTGTTGCAGACCAAGTGGCACTTCGTGAAGCATCGTAAATTGTATTAGCTACAATTACATTTCCGGCTGTGCAAGTTAGTGTTGCTGACTGTGCAGACCCTTGGTTTGAAGATCGCCCAGTATCAACTAATGTTCCACCATTAATAACCCGAAACACACCTAATGCACAATTGCCTTTACTACCAGACCAAGTAACAACAATGTCACCACTAGTTCCACTAGGAACGTCTGCATACCAGATGCTTGTAATATATTCGCCATCAATGACCGCTTCTATTGCTTCAGTTGCTGTAACTCCAGCTATTGTGCAACCAGTTGTAGTTGCCGTTGTGCCACCAGTACCAGCAACTGTTACAACAATACGTCTATTGCTGTCGGCATCGCCAAGCGTATGACTACTAAATGTAAAGCTCGATGCATTAACTGTATCTTTTACTGTTCCTAAGTAGCTAATTGATGCAGATGGTGGGGCTTGCAAAGCAGAAATGTGTAATTCTTTATGACTATTTGCTACAATACTAGTCAGAATATAATCAGAATTTTCTGTAAGATCATACGTATCACCAGTTACATAAGTGTACCCTGAGGTCGTAATTGCACCTGCCGATGCACCATTAGAATAATGAACTCGTATAACAGAATCGTTTGACTGAGGGGCTAAAGTATGTGCTCCGTTGTTAATACCTTTTTGCATTTGTCCATTAGCTTCGTTTAACGTTTCTGTCCCTGACGAGTTTGTGCCTAGATCAAAGATTGTGTGGCTAAATCCTGTTGAAGCTGGAATGACGCCACCTCCTAGCTTAGGGCCAGTAACTTGAGCTGCTCCTATATGAGCAGTATCAATACTTCCATCTGCATAGTGCTGACTGTCAATAGCATCGTTAGCAATCATTGCCCCTGACACTTGTGAGTATGCAACGTCAGTTCCGTCTGTACCAAGGACTGTGTTAGCAGACCCTACTGCAAGCCTTGCTGTAGTATTAGAACTGTTACGAACAATAATATCGCCACGAGTAGTCATGGGGTCAACCAGATCGCCTGATCCTGCTCCAGCATTACCTGTTCTTGTAAAATGTACTAAAACATCATCACTATTTGAAAAACTTCCTGAGCTATCAACATGAGTTAATGCCAGCTTAACATAGCCAGATGCATCTGTTGATGCTCCACTAATTTTATAAATAGCAAAATTTTGTTGTGCAGATTTTTTAACAATAGTAACTTGACCACGATCAGAAGTAGTAGTTGAATCATCCCATGTTAAAAGAAAAGCACTAACGTCTGGGTTGCTTGTTGCAGCAGATGTATCGTCTAAATAAGCAGCTGTTACTGAACCAAGTGTTCCATTATTTAATCGAATATTACCTGCACCCGGATCGCTATCTGTAGTAGTTGTACTAAATGTATAAGGTAAACCACCAAAACCATCTGGACCTGTGGCACCTGTACTACCAGTACTTCCGGTGCTACCAGTACTTCCGGTATCTCCTTTATCTCCTGCACGTACAAATTGTACAAATACTTCATCTCCATCAGAAAATGAACCTACACTTGTAACATGAGTAACAGCTATTTTAGAATACGTAGAAGCAGAAGTAACTGAACCTGTTACATTAAACGTAGCAAATACAGCAGCATTAGTAGCTTTAGTAACTGTTATAGTTCCTTTAATAGTATTAGTTGAATCATCCCAACTATCAACCTGACTATTAATTGAAGTTCCAGCAGCAGCATCTACATCGTCTATGTATAAAACTGAAGCTGAACTAATAGTTCCATTGTTAAGAAATACTGTACCTGCTCCTTGATCTGCATCAGCAGTAGCAGTATCCCATATCATTTTAAGAGCAGGAATAGCAGGTTGATCACCTGTTCTTATAAAGTTTACAGTAACAGGATCACCATCTGCTAAAGTACCTGCACCAATCATATAATTAACAGGTATTTTAGTATATCCAGTAGCATCAGTAACTGCACCATCTATTTCATAAATAGCGTAGTTTACAGCTGATGCTTTTTGTATTACATGTATATACCCTCGACTAGAACTGTTTGTACTATCATCCCATGTTTGTACAAAAGTAGAAATGTTTGCTCCGTTTGTATCTGCATCATCCATATATAAAATTGTGGCTGAAGCAACTGCTGCATTAAACCAAACTTTTCCTGCTCCCTGATCAGAATCAGTCTGAGTAGTTTCCATTGTCATAGATAAACCGGGAACTTGTCCAGTAGCAGAAGTTAATTGAGAAAGGTTTACACCATCAGAACTTGCTGTACCTGCTGCAACATTAAGAATTTTATTACTGTTCATATCCAGACTAGCACCCATAGTGTTAGGTGAAGTACCATCTCTGGATAAAGTATTTTCTAAAGCAGCTTCAGTTAAAGCACCATTAGCATTAATAGTATTAACTGCAGAAGTTTCGTTACTACTTAATTGAGTTAAATCAGAATGTGTTAATTTTGCCATTAGGATACATCCACTACAATTGAAAGTCGGCATCTAGCATTAGATGTGTTAGTTTGTCCACCACAAACAATTTCAATAGGCTGTCCTGCAGTTAATGTTTTTTGTCCTGAAGGAGTTGCTGAATCAACTGTACCAGCTGCAGAACCAGAATGAGCTATAGTAATAGCTCCATTAGTAACAGCAGTTCCTCCAATTTCAGCAGTTAAAGTAGTGTCTGTTGTGGCTATAGCTTGATCAAGAACTGACCATATTTTTTCAATATCTCCTGCAATTGGAGATACAATAAAATGTGATGTAGCTGTAGAAATATCATCAATACACAGATTAAGAATAATTTTATTATTACTTTTAAATGAAGCGTCAATCTCAGAAGTTGAAATTTTTTGCCATGTTCCTGAGCCTGACCCATTAGCTACATAAGTTGTACTAGCTGATGCTGAGTGTGCTCCCTTTGGCTCATGTAAAGCTGTGGTTGTAAGATCTTTATGATTGACTGTCATTTTATTTCCTTAGTATAAAAGGAGGGGAGGCTCCTTAACCTCCCCAACTTTATTTAGACACGATACTTAATGACTAAGTCACCTTCACCAGCGGTGAAAGCAGCTGTGCCATATGAGCAAGATACAAACAATGGGCGGTCACCAGTACCAGCAAGAACGCCAGCACCAACTAAAGCACCATCACATGCAAGTTGATCACCAATAGCATCAATAGCGGTTTTAGCAACCGTTGCATCAATACCATCTGCATCGTTAACTGAGAACGTTCCATCTCCATCATCGTTAAAAAGTCCTAGACTTAAAGTCGCAGACCCTCCGGAAGTCCATGCAGTAGTAACGTGAAAAGTTGCTGAAATTATAGAAGCACCGCTTGGAATACCAGCTGTTGGATGAGTTGAAACCAACGCATCAGAGCTAGTAACATCGGTGTACTTAATATTAACAACTACCTGATTTTCGTCACCACTTACACTAAGAGCACCTTCTTTAGCAGCTGCTCCTTTTTCGAGACCAAAACGTACATTTAGGCCATCACTATTTGTCCAGAATTCATTAGCACTCATAGTTCAACCCTCCTTATACTTGGTCTGTGTCTGTGAGAACACAAACGAGGTTTTCAGGACGATACAAAGCAACTCCGTAACGAGCAGTAGTTACATACTCTTCACGTTGTTTATCTTTGTTATACTCAGAGTCAACCTGTGGCATCTGACGCCATGCACCTACAAAGGGCAAGACGGTAGAGTCAGCAGAGAAGAACATGTTAGCTTTACCAGCAGCAGTTGTTACACCACCAATAGTCTCGTTAGCATCTGCTAAATAGTTGCTAGTATAAACATCAAAGCCATAGATGTTGGCAAGGAAGCTCATACCTGAAGCAATACCAGAAGAAATAATACCTTCCCAACGAGGGTTGTTGCTAATGTTACTTATGTTGGTCAAAGTATTCATTTGATACTCAACAGAAGGGTCAACAATAGCAATCAAGTTACGATCAGGAACGTTAGCTTTCTTCAAAGCATAACGAGCTTTGGCAAAGTCAGCCACAGTAATAACTTCATTTGTACCAGAACCACAGAAACGGTGTTCTGCACCGTTAATGGAGTTAGTATTAGCTGAAGTTTGTGAGCCAGATAAAGCCATAATATCGGTCTCAAGCGTTTCCATAATAGCTCTGGCTTGCTTGGGAACAAAAGAACTAACCAATTGATTCATATAGTATGCATCTTGTTTGGCTTTGTTCGTGATGTAGTTTCCACTTGACTTATATTTATTAATAGTGAATTGAAATTCACCGGTGTCAAGAGCACGATATTGTACTGAAGAATTTTCAGTATAATCATCAGTCTGAGCTTGACCAATTGAAGGAATTGTAAAAGTAGTTCCATCAGGGAACTCATTCATCCAATTCACATAACCTTGTCCCATCAATTCATCTTCAAGGACTTCCTTCAACTGGCTAGACCAGACCTCTGAACGAATCAGATGACCTGAGTTACCAGTATCCATCATAGTAGTCTCTCCTTATAAACGTTAGTTGTTTCCAAATGATTCACCTTGTTCTTGTTTTTCTTTTAGAATACGCATCTGAGTTTCAGGCTTCCAGTATAACTTAGGATTTTCTTTACGCATTTTTTCAAAGTCTGCCCAAGTATTTCCTGAACTTGTATTTGTCTGAGTATCAGATGTGTCAACTGTACCTGTGGTCAAAGTAGGTGTAGTTGGTTTTTGTGTTGATAAACCAAGAACATTGTAAAAAGCATTAGGGCTTTTTGCTGCAATGTCTTTTAAAAAATCTATAGAAATACTAGACTCTGATGCTTTTTGAAGCATTACTTCTTGAGCTTTATCTCCATATAATTCTTTCATTTTACGGTCTACAGCTAGAATATTATTTTCAGCGGTCTGCTGAGTTTCCCTCTGCTCTATAGTTTGTGTAACTAGGTTGGCAATATCATCTTGTCCTAACGAAGGAGTGGTGTTCCCCTCTGAAGGTGCTGAAGATGCTTGAAGTTGTGCTTCACGTTCCTTCCTAATTTCTTCAAGAAGGTCTTGAGCTGAGAGTCTTTGATCTAGGTCTGATCTTAGTTCAGCTTGTTCCTTCTTCAATTGCTCGATAAACTTGTCTGCTTCTGCTTTGCCTTTTGCAAGGTCTTCTATAGTAGCAAACTTTTTACCTTCACCGACCAATTCCGCAACAGACCCTGTGGTCTGCGTACTTGCTGAGGAATTGGTCTGTTCTTCAAATATGTCACTCATAACTGGATGGTCTCCTTTATGTATTTTAAAGCCCTGATCTGGCCTTGGCGGTCTGCCATTAGATAAGGCCAACTGGCTTTATCATAATCTTCTTCTTTAGATTTTTCTGCTTCACTTATTTTATTATCAATTGCTTTTTCTAAAACTTCCAGAATACCTTTAGAGTTTCTGACGTAAGCTTCAAAATCATTTTTACGTTTTTTGTAGTCTTCGTTTTTTTCGTTTTCTTTACGCTTTATATGTTGGGTCCATAAGGTGCTAAGTCTCTTGGTCCGGGACATTGCACACTCCTTTATGAATACATTGATTTAGATTTTTTCTTCTTCATTGGTTTTTTCTTTGCCATCTTTGTTGGTTTTTTCTTTTTATCTTTAGCCATGTAAGATGTTCCTTTTGAAGTTCTAGGCATATTTTTCTCCTTTAAGTTTGTAGTTTTTTAAGTTTTTTTGCTAAACGTTTTGTTGCACTATGTTTTTTACTTATCATACCTTTTAAGTTTTTAGGCTTAAAAGGAGTAGGTTTTAATTTTTTAATTTTCATTCCATCATTTCTTCTTCTGGTGGAAGTTCTTGTGGACCACCAGCAGCAGCCCTTTCTTCTTGAAGTTGTTGAGCACCTGTGTCTATTAAACGTTGTGTTTCAAGTTGTTCAGCCACACGTATATTAGGAGAAACAAGTTCAAACTTTTCAATATCAAGTAAGTCTTCTATTACTTGAGCTAACTTAGCTCCACTAAAATGTGTATTAACTGCAGGATCATTATAAATTGCTGAGTTAGTTAAAGCGTTAAGGTTTTGGAATTGATTTGCTTTTGCTGCAAAGTGTCTAGCTCCCATAGGACGTAGCTTACCTCTACTGGCAAGATCCTCTGGAGTAATTGTTTCAAAGAGTGCAGCACCAAACTCGTCATCCACCACACGGACCACATCACTAATCTCCATATTTCTACGAGCCAGTTCAAGCATATCATTAAGTAAAGGCTCTAAAAAATTTCTTTCAAAGTAAGAAACTTTAGATTGAAAGATACGGGAGGAAGCATTGTCTAAAGTCTGAACTTCAAACTTTGTCTTCTCTCCCGGAGTCCTGATTCCCATTGCTTGCTTAGGAGCACCAACCATATCTTCCATCTTGGCTTCAAGACGGTCTATTTGTAGATCGGCATTAAGAGCGGTGGTATCTGGCCTCATAAAGTCTACGTCCCCTTCATCACCTACGTAGATTTCTTCTCCGGGTCCGTAATTAAAAGCTTCAACATGTCCTTTTATTTTTAAAACAGGATGAGCAATAAGATCAAACACATCTGCTTTAAGATTTTCTAAATGATCTAAACGATACTGCATACCTACTAGGTTATCTAATGGACCCATAGCCCAAAGATTACCCGGACGAAGACGCCATCCTGCATGACGTAGAGACTGTCCTCTCCAAGACGGATTAGGTACTTTTCTTAAAATATGTAAACGATCTACAACAGTTATAATATGATTTTTTAAAAGTTCTTCTTTTTGTACATCGTATACATCACCATGAAACTCTAGAATTTCTACATAGCCAGATTGAAAGTATTCAAGTAAAGAACCAAAACCATCTATTTGAATACCTTGTGCTTCATGTACATCGTTTGTATTTAATCCTGCAATTGATTTTCTTATTTCAGAAATCTTTTCAAAGACTCCTTCTAAGTATCCCATTTCTGGATGGTCTTCAATATCAGCTGCTACTTCTCCAAGAGACTTTACACTTCTGATAATTTTAGGACTATTTTCAAAATGAGTAGCTAAAGGATTTAATACAATATTATATGGTGAAACTCTTATAGCTCTTGGTCCTACAAACCCCGGAGTAAATTCTCCAGTTTCCATATTTTCTCTTACTTCATTTATATATTCAGTAGAACCTATTACGTTTCCAAAATCAATAAAGTCGTATACCATTTCAGAAACTGTGTTAATAAAGTTTGCATTTCTTAATTTATTTTTTATGTAAGCAAGGATAACTTTACGTTTTTCAACTGCTTCTCCGTCTTCATCATCTCCTTCCCAAACAAGCCAATCGTCATTAGGAAAAAGAGCAGCCATATAGTTAGCATGAAGGTTATCACGTATTTGGCAGATCTTGGGAATCGTTGTTGAGTTTTTCCAAGGAAGGGTAGCGTTGGTAGTTTTGGTGGTATCTGTGGCGAAGACATAATTACGTAACTCCTTCTTCTCCTCAAGCCACCTAGAACGCATACGCTGCCAATCATCAAACTGAGTAGCAATGTGAGCAGCAAGAGCTTCTGGTGTGCCTATATATTCTGTTATATCTAAAGTTCTACCAGCCATTTTTATATTGTCTCATCATTACTAAAACCATCATCTGAAGGATCACTATATCCACTTTCTAAAGAAGGAGCATAACCAATTGCTGAAGGTCCTCT